CGATGTAGTTACCAGTATAGCCATAGCGTGCATCACGGGCGAGCATCGCACCGTATGCGTTTCTATCTGATATCTGGCAGGCACCATAGTTAACTAACAAAGTTGCAAAATCCTTACCGTCTGCTGCGTGTGGACCGAAGCGGTTCTTTACCGCAGCAATCTTTAACTCAGCATTAGTTGGGTTGTACCCAAGTGTAAGTATCAGTGCAGGTAACTGACTGACCTTACCGTGTACTGCACGTCGTGCTGGTGGTTCAGTAGGACTACCGTACTCAGACTGCTCAGAGACGTGGTGTAGCACAAGTACGCAAGCCTCAGTCTTACGAGCCATATCGTGCAGCTCCATCATAATTGCACGAAGCCCCGCCCATTCGTTGTCTGTCTCAGCAGCTACATTCATAAGGTTATCTATGATGATCAACTCAGGGGCTAGGCCGTACAACTCGACATAAGCCTTAATCTCCAACTCGATATCATCGAGTGACGGACTGGAGTCAAAGACCCACTTGATGTGCTTTAACTTATCAAAGTGTGTGTCGTAGTAATGGGAGTCAGAAGATAAGTTCTGCTCCACGTTCACCTGGTTATGACCAGATGTATGCGCTGCTGCTCTCATCATTACAGTTGTTGTATCTGTATCTGCTGAGAAGAACAGTGTTGGTACTGCTGCCTTGACTGCATAGATTAAAGCAAACATAGACTTGCCTGCATTGGGTGCAGCTGCAACCATACAGACTTGTCCACGTCTAAACTTAATTTGCTTTACAGCTAGTGCATCCCATACGTCAGGAAGTGGTGTCGCTTTGGTAAGGACAGTTCCCCACGCACGCTGTAAATCAAGCACAGAACTCTCCAAACGGAAGACTAATATTCTTTTGTCGGCGGATTTCTTTTCTTTTAGTTTCAGTTAGACCGCCCCAAATACCAAAGCGTTCGTGTCGAACGCCCCAGTCTGCACACTCAGCTTGATGTATACAACTACCGCAGATAGAAACAATAAGTTTCTTTTCAGGAAAAAAAGTACTCTGTTCTACTGGGTAGTACATCTCTGTATCTATGCCTCTACAACTCGGATCCTCAAACTCCCAGGGTCCTCGCATACATTAACGAACCCAGATAGTCTCGCACTTATCTGGCGCACCCTTTGGTGAGGCGCACATATAACCCTGCCAAGGTCCCTTGGCTGATGTGCCTGTCTTATAGGCCATTACTCCGTGTTTGCAAACCTTTGCTCCAGGCTGTGCTGGTGCTTCTACTGGTGCAGCAACTGGTGTTGCATTGAACTGCTGTGCGATAACAGCGTTAGCTGTTGCTAATGCGCTACCACCTGATAGTTCAGATGATGTTGACTTGATAAGTGCTGCGACCATTGATAGGTCAGTAAGACCTGTCTCTAAGTCTTTGATATCTGCAGCATAAAGATTGATAAGAGTTCCGTCAGCTAACTTATAGTTAATCTGGAACTTTGTGTTTTCGTTTGCAGCCATTTACTTTCCTCCACTTGTTTTGATATTGAGTCTTACAGATTCGTTACCAACAACCTTCGGTACAAACCCCAGAAGTTTCTCAACTTCTTTTGCATCAACTGTCTCACGACCTTTGACTGTTGTCCAACTGATTTCTACGCCACTAGCAGTAACACCAGTAGAGCCTTGTAAAGATTCCTTTAAGGATTCGCGTTCCTTTTCCAGCTCTTTAATCTTGCTATCTAACTGTAGGTAATGCAGTGCGTGCTTGTCAACTTCTTCGTCCTCAATCACGACTTCACTAAGGACGATACGTTCTTTCTTTAGACCACCGCAACCCATCTCTTCTGTTGCATCGTAGTACTGGCAGTAGTCCTTGCAGAAGGACTGATCCTTCTCTGGTTCTGGCAGTGTTGTAGAAGCCTTGACGTTAGCTAACCAACTAAGTGCAGCAAGTGCCATCGTCTCATCGTAAGGCTCTGTATGTACCTTGATGTCCTTCTCAGCACCATCTCTAGCAATAGCAACTAAGTTAACTGTCTTAACCTCGTAACCATTCTTAGATAGCAAGTAACCGTAGACCTGTACCTGCCAGCGTTGTTGGTTAGATGGGAAGTAACTAAGGTTCTTAATCTTAGAAGTCTTCCAGTCAATAACTGCACCAGTACTAGGTACGAATAAGTCAACGTGTGCTTTCATATCACCAAAGGCAACCTCAGTTTCCACCAAGTATTCTTTACCTTCAGGGTCCAGTGCGCCGATAGCCTCTTCGATAGCTGCGTGGATAGCAGTACCCATAATGGCAGCTAACTTAGATTGGTTCTCGTTGGTATGTGGTTGTGCGTTTAGTCTGTACCAAACCTTGCGCTTACATCCACCTATCTCTGATGGACCTACCTCTGTCTGTAGGCTACGGTCACGACTTGCATCTTTAGCGTGCAGTACGTGCAGTAGTAATTCTTTCGGATCTTCTATCGCCATCTGCGGTCATCCTTCCATTGTAGGAAAGTATCAAAGCAGTAAGCACCGACAAATCCCATTACAAAACTAAATCCTGCTACTAAAATCAACTCTTTCATTTATCATTCCTTGTCTGTGCTACTACCTGAATTGGTGGGTGTGTATTGATATCCAGTAAGGATGAAATCCTGACTGCCTTCTCAGCTACCACACTTGCTGTTAAGACTTTATTGTAAGACTTAGGTTCCAAAGAATACAAGTACCCAAGGGCATAATTTCCACCTGAGCCTGCCGAGAATAGTCCACGCTCAGATGTGTTAAACGATAGGTCACCGCCGATAGAAAACATATTGCCGTTGAAACCTATCAAGAACGAGAAGTTCATCTCCTTGTTGTCAACTTCATAGTTACCCTCTTTGAACGCAGCTGAGATACTAGGCAGTACTCTGCTACCCATAAAGCGGGTTGGTTCTTCACCACGATAGAGCGGTGGCTTCCACGCATAGGCAAGGATGTCACCTGGACGTGAGTCACCAGTTAAACCCAGTAGATACTTACCCGTTGATACTATCTTGGGTGTCTCTACCGAGATGATGCGTTGATCACCGTCAGTGATTTGTGAATCGGCTGCCATTACCAAGAAGTCTGAGCCTTGGATACCCACGAGTGTTGTCATAGGAATACTTTACCAGTCTACGGCGTGTCGCAAGACACATACCAAGCTGTGTTTGATTACAATATGAGCCGTAAGGCGAATAACGGTAGCGGCCCTTAGAGGGCCGAGACAGGAGGCCCGACTATGCGGCTCCGTCTACCAACCCTGCGAAAGTTCAGGTCCATACGTGACCCATTCATTGGCCTTCCTGAGCCTTTCGGGGCCGATTTAAGACAGTTAGGACCCGTTCACGTATGTACGTGTGGGTCTATGGTATTCAACGTCGCAGCATCCTTTGAGGACTACGAGCTAGTTTGGTACGCATTAGATGCAACCTGTTTCTCTTGCGGTAATTTGGTAACTGTACCCTGTCCCCCAGATCGTGATGAAGCACAGCCTTTCGGAGATTGACGAGCAGGCCAGGACTGGTATCTGTTCAGTCTGTGGCCCTACTAAAATTAAAATGAGGAACTCTAAACGGGTTAGCCTCAAAGGTAAATACAAGTGCAAGGCAGTCTATCAAAAAGCCTACGACAAACTTGTCTCCCCATATGCAATCCATAAGAAGGACTACTGCCAGCAATGCGGGTTCAACCCAGTACATACCAGCCAGCTTGATGTGGACCACATAGACGGAGACAGGTGGAACAATGACCTATCCAACCTGCAGACTCTATGTGCTAACTGCCACCGCCTTAAGACCCACTTGAACGGCGACTCAAACTCTGGTAAGTTTTAACTGCTTGGTGTTATGTGTAAACACTAAAGCTCCTATACGGAACCCCTGCGGAAGCGACTACTGCGGGGGTTCCGTTTATTTTAGGGACAAAAAAAGGGGGCGGCCCCGAAGGACCGCCCACCTATTTGCCTCGCGCTTATGGGTTACTTAGACCCACGACCAAACTCTTTTGCCTTTGGGTCAAGTGACTTCCAAATTGGGGCAATGAAAGCTGATGCAAAAGCATAGGCTAATGTCTTTGGATCTGTGATTCCAGCTGCGTAGAGCGCTACCACTGCTGGTACTGCTGCACGAGCATAGGTTGTTGCGATTGCAATTAACTTAGTTGTGTTCATTTTTCTCCTTATGATTTGAAGACTGGCTTACCAAAGCCAACGATGGACACAGCTTGTGACCTACGTAGTTTGGAACCATTCTTCTTTTTGTATGCACGAACCTTGCGGCAAACTTCTCCGCCGTTTCGCTGGTCACCCTTCTTATCGGGAGCAGTGTTGCCCTCGATACAGGTGACTGTGCCATCGCCGTTATCCTTAACGACAATGCCAACGTGAGAGATACGGTCTACACCATCTCCTGGGAAATCAAAGAACACGATATCTCCTGGTAGTGGAACTGCTTCCTCTGCCTTTTCCCACTGACCCTTCTTGATGAAGGCGTTTGCTCCTGCTGGTGTGTATACACAGTTAGGGATCTTTAGTCCTACCTGATTAGCACACCAGTTTACGAATGAGCCACACCAAGGTTGGAAATTAGCCTTGGTAAATGCACCGTACTTCGTCTCGTTATCTTTAGGTCCTTCAATAGTTCCGACCTCTGCCTTAGCAGTTTCAATAAACTTTTTACGCTGGCTCATTATCTTCCTTCTTTGGTTTGTCTTTTAATCCGTTGCCTGCAAGTACTGCTCCTAAACTTCCTGTAAGGAATACAGTCAGCGTAGTTAGCAATTCAATAAAAGCCCTGTCGTTAGGAGCTTGTTCACCTAGCGGTTGAGTTACAAATATCAAAGCCCACAGGATTCCGAAGACTGATCCTAGGAATACCACACCTAGTATTGCTCCAATAAAAACAACAAGCCTTGCTTTAAGTTGCTCATTAGTAAATCTTTGTCTAGCCATTGAAGGTATCCTCCGGAAGAATGTCTTTTGTACAAGTGCCTGTTGCAATACATTGAGGCGGTTTACATTCTGGCTTATCCCAGTTTACATATTCCTGACAAGGATATCTAACCCAGCCTTGGTAACCGCAACCACTAAGACTTGTTGCGAGTAATAAGAATCCGATAAATCTCTTCAACTTGTCGCTCCAATCTAGCAACTGAATCCTTT